GAAGTCCCTCATGAGCTACGGACTTAAGACTGAGAGCAAGCAAGCACCATACAGTGCGGTTGAGTACCAGAAGGTTGGTGCTGACGGTAAGGTTTATGGTATTGTACGTGAGGGTACTAAATACTACATCAAGTCAGCTCCTAACAAGCAGAACCTTATTAAGGAAGACTTCGGTTACATCGGTGGATTCAGAAATAGGAAGGACAACGAGTATACCAGCTACGCAAATGCACAGAAGCATTTCGACCTCAAGATGATGTCACTCAAGGAAGCAGCTAACAACCCTACCTTCAATGTAGAGTCTTGGGACTTGAACAAGAAGGAAATGGTTGTAACTGAAGCTTCTGACAAGATGAAGGGTGAGATTCTCCGTGAGCGTCAGATTATGAAGAACGCTATGATGATTATGGAGGCAAAGAATGAGTGTGGTGATATGCCAGGACTCAAGTGTCCTACAGATGGTGAAAAGTCAGACAAGGACAAACCATTCACATTGGATGGTGGCGTTAACAATCCAGACAACATCAGTGGTAAAGAAGAGCCAAAGAGAGAAGATGAGTCTAAGAACGTAAACGGTCAGCCAGTTAATGAGGAAGAGGTTCTTGGTTGGAATAGGAACAAGGACTACATGGACAAGTCTCACGGAACAGAGATTGGTGACAGTGCCCCATTCGACGGACCAGAGGCTCGTAACATCGACGACCAGGACAAGAAGGTTACCAATACTGGTGAAATGAAGAACGGTGTGGTTGAGAATCACGGAACTTCAATGCACGATACCGATGACCAGAACAAGCCAGCTGTAGGCGTTGGTGAAGGTCCTTCAGACGACAACAACAAGCCATTCGACGCAGAGAAGGGCAAGCAGATTGACGAGGCTGTAGGTCTCGACGATGGTGTTGAGGATGTTGACGGTGGTGAAGACCCACTTGCAGACGACGGTATGGAAGGTGGAGACCCAGATATGGGAGGCGACCCAGAACTTGACGGCGGTGAAGGAGAAGGTGCGCCAGTTGACACTGACATGCTCGGCGATGAAGAGGGTGGCGAAGGACTTGATGACGAGGACTTTGGAGACGAAGACCTTGACGATGAGGAAGGACTTGGCGAAGACCCAATGCAGGAAGACCTTGAATCACGTATCAGCGCAATGGAGGACATCCTTATGCAGATTGCTGACAAGCTTGGAATTGAGACACCTGGCGTTGACGCTGGTGAGTACGAGGACGACGACCTCTTCGGTGACGAGGAAGGTGGCGAAGACCTCGGCGGCGAGGATGAGCTTGGCGCAGAAGACGAACTTGGCGGTGAAGAGCCAGACTTCGGTGGTGACGACCTTGGTGGAACACCAGAGGGTGACTTCGAGGGTGGCGAGGAAGAGCCAGAGGACGAGATTGAGGACGGTCTCAACAGAGAGTGCGGATATGGCAATCCAATGGATACATTTGAGTCAAGACGTAGAAACGGCGTTCAGATATTCGAGACAGCAGCTTTCAAGAGAGCTATGCGCAAGCAGAGGGTTAACGAAGAGGGTATGACCCCATTCAAGGATGCAGGTCGTGTTCCATCTGGAAACATGAACAAGCTTGACGACTTCGGAAAGCACCCAGCATATCAGAAGGTTGTTATGTCACTCCCTCCAAAGGACTTGAAGGAGTTCCCAGGCAACTACGACATGAACGACGATTCTGTTAGAAATGACAACCCTTACGGTGAGAAGATTGGTGACGGTGCTCCATTCGACATTGACCCAGAGGCAATCGACAATGCAATTGCTGAGGCATTTGACCGTCTAAAAAAAAAATCTAACAGAAGATAACGTTCCTACGAAGTTATACGTTGGAGACGAAATCGCAGATAAGATAAAAAACAGCGATACCCCTGGTGGTGCGATGGGTGACATGGCTTTAGATGTACCACCGCCACCAGCGGACGCTGGACAAGGCATGGGTGATATGCCAGACCCTACTGGTGCTGGAGAAGGTGAAGAGCCACCTACAGACCCAGTGGCTGGAGGTCCAGAGGATGACCCACTTGCAGGAGACCCAAATGCGCTGAGTGCAGGACAGGGTGATGATATTTCACAGAAGTATCAGCAGTTGTCACCAGACCAACAGAAAGCAGCTGACAAATATGTTGACAGTATGCTGAACAACGACGACCAGGGTGGAGGAGCACCTGCTGCGCCACCAGCACCTGGGGCAATGCCAGAGTCGAGGTTTAACTTCAAGCATATAATTGATGAAGTGTTTGGTGATATACAGAGTCAGAACCCACTTGAGAGGGACACAGAAAGACCTGGAAAGATGAGGGAAGAAGATGCTGAAACTGAGTGCAGAAGCCCATATATGCCTAGATAAAGAAGAAAGGGATACCAGACGAGGTATCCCTTTTTTTCGTGCCTAATTGATATTTATATTAAAATTCTTATTATGAAAGTATATGTTAAGAAAGATAAGGCTTTGAAGTTGCTCGGAGAGGGTACGATTTATTCAAAGAAGGATTTATTGCTGAGAGAATTTGGCGATGATAATGATGGGGGAACTACTGTAACATCAACAGACACCACCACCCCAAACCAAGGGTTAACAGATGGTGTTAAACAATTAAACAAAACACCTCAAGCAGACGCATTTGAAAAAACTGTTGGCGGTATGGATGGTAATGTTAAAGACGATGGTTCTACACTTACTATGACAAAGCAAGCAGCACAATCAGCAAAGGGTAGACAGGACGCAAATAATTTTATTAAAATGAGTCAGAATACAACTAATGGTGACCAAAATAAGATTAGAATTGTAAACACCCCTGGTGTTCAACTTTCTCATAAAACGCCACGAAAGGTTATGGATGAAATGAGGGAGAACTCTGTTCCATTCACAAAGTCAGAACTTACGGAATTCTTGAAGACTCTTTAATGAAAAAAGTATACATAAAAGAAGGTCAGATAAACAAAGACCTGCTGCTTCCAAAGTTCATCTTCGATGCGGTAAGGTCACATGAAACTTCACTTGGGAACAATCCAGCGTTTCCAGGCGAGGACGACTATCCGTTTGACTATGTTATACTGAAGGAGAGACTAAGAGACCTGCATGCCCAGATGAAAGACATTGGTATTCCACTTGGTAACACGGAGGAACTTTTGTCACATCTTAGCATATTGGTTAGGAAATGTAAGGAAATGGAGAAACCTATAAAGGATTCTCTTGAGAAACTGTGCGAGAACTCAATAAACAGATTATTCGCCATACCAGATGGTGCTGTTAACTTTAAGTGTAAGCTTGTTGACAGGATAACAACGAAAATATCCATAAGCGTGACACCAGAGCCTTCAAGTTCAAGCAAGTTCAAGTTCAAGGACGTTGCAGACTTTGAATTATCAAAGGGTGCGATAGCGAAGAGAAGGTTAATCAACTCTCTCATCATGGGTGCTGCTGAGTATTACACTTCAATGAAGACACTCTATATGGAAGAGCTTAACAGACTTAACCCAGAACTTCTTGGTTTATACGATAGAATCATGACGTTGAACTCCTACCTAAATTTTGTTACAAAGGAGGAGATAACTGACAAGAAGCCTAAGCAAGGGTCATACGTTGAGGTACACGTTGGCTTCAACGGTAAGAAAAGTACTATCGAGTCGCAGGGTATTATATTTCCACTCTTGCTTCATGATACAATCAAGGGGTTCTTCGAGCTGTTCTCAGTCAACGGGCTTCCAACAGATACGGAGAAAGCTAAGTACATTATCGGAAAGGCTGACTTCCTGCTTGCAGAGCCTTGGGATATGAGGTTTGGTGTAAGGTTGTGGCAGCTTATCTTTGACAGGCTTGAACTTGGTGACGACACCAATATCATACCATACATTTTCATGGAACTTGTGATACTTCCATACGAGGAATTCAATGTTGTGATGAAGGAGCTGTTTATGCAGACTGAGAAGGGTGATGAGATAATGAACAGTCTCATTGAGAAGTCGAGATACAACGACGGATACCAGAAGTTCCAGAACAGGATAAATGCCAGGAATATGGACAGGGCTGTCATCGCTGACAGTTACTTCACAGCAAGTGAACTTGATGGATATAACATTGATGGCGAGGAAGATGAGGAAGTGTTAACTGAGACAGAATAAAAAAAAGAGATAGACCGAAATCTATCTCTTTTATTTTTTTTAGTCCCAGAAGTAATGTCTAATCTTCCTAACAGCCTTTGTAACAGCATCGTTACCAGCTGGAACGTCAATTTTTCCAGTGTAGACATTCACAGTGTGAAGTTCAGCAAGAGTACCGATGAAGTATCTTGGCTCTGACTCACCTGGGAAGAGCTGATGACGAAGTGTGATAGGTCCTTCGCCAACACAGTCGTTACCATATTTCTTTACAAGGAACTCAATAGCCTCGTCAGCCGTCATGCTGATGTATGGGGTTGTGATAATATCCTCAAGCCATACGTCATTGATGAGGTCGATGTTAATAGAACCGTCGTCCTTGAAAGTACCTATGATTGTCTTGTTTTCACCATACTTGCAGTATACTGCCTTGAACTGCTTAGGGTCAATTGTACCATCAACATTGCAACCAATTGAATCGTTAGGGACGAGGTATCCCTGTGCCTCATAGAAAGCTGCGTCTGGATATTTCTTCATCACAGCAGCGTTAATTGTCAATAAAGCCTCATTGAATTTCATTTTTGCTATTTCTTTTAATGTTTAATTATTTATATATGAAAATATAAAGAAAAAAGGTAAAAAATCAAGGGCCTTTTCAATATTTTTTTTCATTATAATGTTATATTTATTAAAATTTAATAATTTTGTGTAAACCAATTAGTTATGATTTACGACAGACATGAAATGGCAATTGATTATGCGACTTGTTACGCCGACAAGTCCAGAATCACATTTATTGAAAAATATTTCAGCACGTTCAATGCTATGAAGGGAAAGAAGACACAGTTCCATTGTTTCCCACGTCAGAGGGCTTTCTTGAAGGCTCTGGCTGAAAACAGGAACGTGGTAGCCGTCAAGCCAAGACAGTGTGGTATTACCACTCTTTCAAGTGCTTGGGCGGCAGCTCAGTGTGCGTTTGCGCCAGCAGATGCCCCAGAGACAATCCTTTGTATCGCTAACAAACTTGAGCAGGCACAGGAAATCATTATTAAGGTACGTGACTTCCTTGAGCAAGTACCAAGGTGGTATTGGGGTAATGAATATTTCTCTCCAGACCCAGACTCTGAGAAAAACATAAAGTCAATATTTGAAAAGGATGCGAAGGGTGAGTTGAAATTGTTTAACAAGTGTAGGGTCATTGCTCGTGCATCAGGTCCTAACGCTGCCCGTGGTATCTCGGCTGTATCCGTGCTTATACTTGACGAGGCTGCATTTATCGAGGAGGGTGTGGCAGCATTTACTACAGCTGCTGCTACAATGGCTTCTAACCCTAATTCTAAGACAGTCATGGTGTCAACGCCTAACGGTAAGGATGAGTTGTACTACAACACCTACAGGCAGGCTCTGAGTCACGAGAATAACTTTGTGGCAGTTCAGTTCAGATGGTATCAAGACCCACGTTTCAACAGGTATCTCGTATGGAAGAAGAAGAATGACGAGACTGGTGAATGGATGTTTGACCAAGACCCTATTATTGATGATGAGGGTGGCGTGAAATACGACGAGGAACGCTGGGCTAGGCTTGAGCATGACGGCTGGAAGCCAGATGCACCTTGGTACGACGAAATGTGTAAGCAGTTCAACAACGACTCTATGAAGATTGCACAGGAGCTTGACGTGTCGTTTATGGGTTCTAACGACAACGTTATCGCACCAGAGTTCATTGAAATGCAGGAAAAATTAAACGTTAGAGAGCCGTTGGATGATTTCAAAGACCCACTGGTTGATGAGACGTGGTTCTGGAAGATGCCTATCGAAGGACACAGATATATATGCGCAGTTGACCCTTCCAGGGGTACAGCAGCCGATAGAACAGCTATTGAGATAATAGATATGGACGGTAGGGACGAACACGACATGCCTATCATAGAGCAGGTCGCTGAATATGTTGGAAAGAAACTCGGTGACGACATAGGTGCTATTGCCTACCAGTATGCAACCATGTATAACGACGCTTTCGTAGTTGTTGATGCCACTGGTGGACAAGGTGATGCTGCAATTATAACAATGCTTCAGATGGGTTACAAGAACATGTACTACGAGGATATGAACCAAAAGACATATATGTTGCAGAGAGCTACGAAAATATATGACAGTTATACTGACAAGCTTCCTGGTTTCCACTTCCAGGGAAACAGGTATCCAGTACTTGCAAACTTTGCTGGTCTCGTGAGAAACAACGAGTTCAAGATTAGGTCAGCGAGGGTTATCAACGAACTTGATACGTGGATATTCAAGGGTGACAATGCTAGGATGGACCACATGGATGGTGCTCATGACGACACAATTACCTCACTTGCTATGGGACTCTTCGTTATGCAGTATTCCTTCAACAGGCTACAGAGTACTATTAAGAAGGATAAGGCAATACTCAACGCATACATGATGACCAACTCGTTTAGGGTAAATAAACCACAGATGGGTAACGGTAGAGATATGACACCAGGTACGGGTCTTCCTTTCTTTAATGCAAATAATGTAAGAAAATATAATAGCACTGCACAAGGGTCATATATGTGGCTTTTTGGAGGGGTGAAATAACCGTGAGATAATATTTATATTTATAGAAAATTATCTTATATTTTAGTATAAAACGATACAATAATGGCTAAGAAAAAACCAACAGTATTCCAGGCACTTGACAATGCAATATCTGGCAACTGGAAGTCACCTGTAGAGCCAACGATACCACATGTCAACAAATATGACATGAGTAATCCAGACAATACGGTTATCTATAGGGCTTCCAGCAAGGAGGATTATTTGCAGAAGAAGCTGGAATTGCAACAGGATAAATTCATTAGGGATAGATGGGTGAAGGCTAACGTGAACCTGTCTGTATCGGCATATTCTGGACTTAACAACATCAAGTTGATGTACCGTGATGCTGACCTAATGGATGCGTTCCCAGAGATAGGTGCTGCCCTCGACATCGTATCTGAGGAGAGCACGATTGTTAATGATAAGGGAATGGTGGTTAACGTGTACTCGAAGTCTGACAGAATCAAGAATATCCTTGAGGATTTGTTTGTGAACAGGCTGAACATTCAGCTTACTGGACAGATGATTATACGTGCGATGTGCAAGTACGGAAACCAGTTCATGCTTCTCGACATCGACCACAAGAACGGCGTGAAGGGATGGAAACAACTTCCAGTGTTTAATGTGGAGAGAATCGAGAATGGTATCCAGAACCCTTACGGATATGGTATGTCAATATCAGTGAACAGTGCAGACCTCGATGAGAAGGACTTATCAACACAGTTCATATGGATTGACGAGAACCAGGGTCAGATTCCTTTCCGTGACTGGCAGATTGCACACTTCAGATTGTTGACAAACTCACTTTACCTGCCTTATGGCGTGAGCTACCTA